TATGCCGGCATTTCCTTGCGCGAACAACTGTTCATTACGAACATTGTACTGATGCCGTTACAGAACAGAAGAGGGTGCTGTCCTAGCGCCAACCATCCGACCCGGTTCTGCCAGGCACCGAACCGATTCGACAAGGACGCCGTGAAAGACATCATGTTCGGACGGGATGACACGAAGAAGGACTCCAACGGAGTGACCGTCATCCCCTATTCCAAACTAGACGAGCGTGCACTCGTGGAACTCGCCGCATAATCCATCTCAATACTGCATACTTGAAACCGCCTATAGCTGCTCTTCGTAAACACTGAGGCGGTTTATCGTGTCTCTTTGCGTCTCGTCACGATGTTTATCGCGGAGCGGGCATCGCCGACATCCGCGACATCTATGACAAGGTCGTGCTCGACGAAATCGATGAGAGCGATCAGCCGGACGGCGACCTGTTCCGGAAAGGCGATGTGGAAATACAGGGGCCGCAGGGCTGGTCGTACAGACCGGAAAACGTCCGCTGAAAATACAGGTATCGAAATCATTGAGGAATGTTCTCGTCACAGGAGTCGACGAGAACGCGGAAGCCCAAGAAAGGTGGACGCAAACACCTCATCTCAACGAGGTTCATAGAGGTTCGTAACATGAAGAAAGGTCCGGGCAACCAACACTGCTCGGACCTTTCCGCAACACTCCCCCTCAGTCGCTTTCAGCGACAGCTCCCCTCAGAGAGGGGAGCCGAGGAAAACTACTTGGAGACGTTGAACTTGAATGTCTCCATTGTCTTCGTTTCCCTGTGTTTCCAAGGGTTTCAGCGCATCGCCTTTTGTGCGTACACACTATTGACACTCTATTTTCTTGTATCGCTTCAATTGTATACAAGAAAACGCCCCGCCCGGCAAGCAGAGCGGCTCATGTAGAGCCGTCTGCGGCCGGACGGGGCCGTAACATTCGGGGTTGAATTATTCTTTCAAACCCCATCCAGACGATTCGTCACTTGGATGTGGCGGTGAAGGTGACGTCGATGCTGTCGAGTTTGGCCGTGACGGCCTGCGCGACGATCTCGGCGATGTCGGCTGGGTTCGCGCCGAGGCTCTTGGCGAGCGTGTCCAGGGCGGTCTGCTGGGCCGCGACCAGGGCGGTCAGTTGCGCGAGGGCCTTCTCGTTGCGGTCGGCCCGCTCCCAGATGCCCTTGATCTCGTTGTACAAGTTGCCGCCGTAGCAGCCGCCCTGGCCCTTCGAGTCCGTCCAATTGTAGGTCGCCACCTTGCCCGCCGTCTGCGAAGCGACGTGCATGAACAGCTGGTTGAAGGGCGTGTCGCTGCCTTTGTAGCTGTAGGACCATACCTCGGCGGCGATTCGCTTCGCGTCGTCTGCGCTGATTGCCATGTCTTCTCCATTCATTTTCGCTTGAACTAATTGGGTGAATTGATCCCACGAGTAGCCGAACCGGCTGAAGTACGGGATGGGGTCCGTGTGGTCCGAACCGCCATAGACGCGGCTGAACCACTGGTGGGGGTGCATACGGTCGATGCCCCAGCCGCGCGCTTTGAGGCGTTGGGCGATCACATCGGCCGCGATGTCGATGCCGGTCCGGAAATCGGCCGTGTTGGTGGCCTCGCAGATCTCGAGGCCCTCGCAGGTCGCGTTGCCGTTGCCGACCTGCCAGCACAATCGGTCGTAGGGAACGCAGTGGATCGCCTCGCGCCAGTCGCTGACCAAATGCACCGCGTAGGCGTAGTTACGGGACCACAGGTCGCGGTGGTTGCGCGCAGTGGCGCCCGGATTCGCGGTCGAATGCACGGCGAACATCCAGGGCGAGAGGCCACCGTGGCCCCAGTTGACGATCTCCTCTTTGATGTCGACCATGGTCACTCGCCGGTGGGCATGGGCATCGATTCCGGCGCGGACGAAACCTCGGTGTCGGTGTCGGGATGGTCGGCGGTGTTGCCCGTGCGTTGGGCGAGCTTGATGCCGTCGACGACCTGTTGGCCCTGCACGGCGGCCTCGGTCACGTTGTTGTTATGCCACCAGCTGTAGATGCTGGCGATGACGGCGATGACGCCCGTGATGGCCGTGCTCACCCCCTCGCTGGTAAAGGGCAGCTGGCTGATGCCCGCGAGGGAGAGTCCGGTCTGCGCGAGGGTGAACATCTGCACGACGAGCAGCACGACCGCCTTCGTGCGTTCGACCGTCATGCCCGGAATGGTGGCGTTGCCGGTCGCCTTGTGGTCGGCGACTCCTGTGTTGTTTGCCATGAATGACTCCTTTAATTGGTTGTTGTGGGTCTTGGTGCTATGGGCGCGTTTTGGATGTCGTTGTTGACCTGCGTGCCGTGCCCGTTGCCGCCCAAAGCGTGGTAGGCGTCGTAGACGCGTTGGGCGCGGAGTTTGAAATCGTTGTCCGCGACGCCGTGCTGGTCGTGCACCATGGTGTCCTGCTGCTGCTCCAGCTTGCACAACAGGAGCGTGCGCAGGGCCTCGTCCACGAGCTGGTCGTGCTCGCGGGCACGCTGTTGTTCGGCGGCTTCGGCCGCTTTCGCGGTTTTGAGCTGCTGCCACAGGATGCCGGCCGCCGTCGAGACGGCGGCGATAATGAGCCCGGCGACGACGCTCGTGATGATGTCGTCAGCCATAAGACATCCTCGCGACGGTGGAATATCGCATATGCATTGCTCCTTTCCATGTGATGGTTGGTTGGCGTAAAACCCACACGGGTATCCGCGTGGAATGGCCGTGCGGCGTGTGGGTTTTTGGAGGTTGGAAATGTTGCTGAATGAGTATTGGGATGAGTCGTATTGGCCGGCATGCGGCAGGCTGCGTGAATGCACGTGCGTTGGATACGCGAGCGCATGGAACCGTCACATACGACCCGAATTGGGTGACGTGGAGTTGGCGGATTTGACGGCCCCACGCATCCAAGCGTGGCTGGACAGGATCGGTTCGGCCGGTGCGGCGCGTAAATCCTGGGCCGTGCTGCGGCAGATGCTGCACTCGGCGGTTCGGCTCGGAATATTGGACGTGGACGTGACCGGCAGGGTCACGCCGCCCAAGCCCAGCGGTTATGAGCCGGAGGTGTTGGATATTCGCCAGATACGCCGGTTGTTGCGGGGTTTCCACGGGCATGAGTTGGAGGCTTGGCTGATCTGCTCGGTCTGCCTTGGACTGCGTACCGAAGAAGCCCTCGGACTGGAATGGGCTGATTTGAATCTCAATACCGGCAAAGTCCGAATCCAACGCGGTCTGCAATGGGTGGACGGCCATGAGGTGATCGTGGATCCGAAGACCGAACTATCACGCCGTACAGTCGTGCTGCCACGATTCGCGGTGCTTCGCCTGCGTGAGATCAGGCCACGGGAGGGCGGTCGACTCATCGGCCTGTTGAATCCCGGTCAAGTGGCCAGACGCTATGCCGCATGGTGCAGGGCGCAGAACCTGCCCTACGTGCCACGCCGCAACCTGCGCCACAGCTGGGCCAGCACCGCGTTGGGAGCCGGAGTGGACGTGGCAGTGGTCAGCAGGGCGCTCGGCCACTCCAGCATCGCCACCACCGCCCGCTACTATCTGCGTCCGGACAGCGAGGTGTTGCGCGAGGCCCAGCGTGCATGGGAAAAAGCCTTGATCCACTAAAGGGATTCGCTAACCCAGCGCGTGAAGACCGCATGGCGTGTCCCGTACTCGTCCGGCAATGTGCTGCTGGCTCGCATGGGCAGCCTGTGCATCATGACCGGCAACGTCAAGTTCAACCAGTCGGGCGGGAACAACTACAGCAAGGCGACCGAGACGCTGCCCGCCGGGTATCGTCCCACTCAGGTCAATACGATGATTGGGCGGTTCACCTACGACGGCGGACAGTTCAACCTGCTCAGCCAACCCAGCGGCGAGGTCACTATGCTCGGCAATCCGGGCAGCGCGTACGCTTGCACCAGCGCCGCATGGTTCACCAACGACCCAATGCCGGCATAGGGTTTCGCTAACCCAAACAGGGCCCATAGACTGCGTTCCTGCGAATCTGAAACAGTATGGCACATGCACCATCATGCGGAAGAACGGCTGGGCATTCCTTGAATTGTCATGGAAATCCTCGGCAAGCGGATCATGGGAAAGCGGTAACATCGGCACGATTCCCGTAGGGTACCGTCCTGCACGAAACCTTCGATTTCAGCCTGCCGTCCAGAACGCAATCAACCATAAATGGGTCAAGGTGGATGCTGACGGCACCCTGTCATATTCCAATGCCGGAGGCGCTCAGGATAATTCACCTTTTGCCCTGTACGCCTCCTGGCCGCTGCCATGAGTCATATGGTCAGATATGTCAACGTGTCGGAAAACGCGTTGTTGCCCTGGACTCCACCCTGGTTCGTATAGCTCATGACACCGTCTTTGCTGATGTTGATCATTTTCTGCGACGTATTGTCACGGCCGCCATACGAGAAGCCCAGATTCATGGGTGGTCTGAATCCGACCGGTAATGTACCCATCTGACCGGTTCCCCATGATTCCGTGCTGCTCGACTTCCATCGGAAGGATATGCAGGCCACATGTCCCATCTTGTAGCCGGTGACTGTGCCATATTGATTGCTGATCAATGTAGAAGGAGTCGTTTGGGTTAGCGAATCCCACACGTCCTTCATTGGTTTCAGCACGTTGAAGAGCGGGACGAGGGTGCCGACTGTGATGCCGTCGATGGGGATGCGGTAGAGGGGCATGTCGTGGGTGGCGACGCCGTCGAGGATACTGCCGGTGTTGTGGGCCGGATCCGCCGGGGTACCGGTGGTGGGGGTGCCCTTGAGGACCACGATTGAGCAGGTTTCCACGCCGGTGGTGGTGTTCTTCGTGTAGCGAAGCACCGCGAGATCGTTGCGTTTCTGGCCTTGGGTGCCGGATTGCACGGTGGCGGTGGTGGTGCCGGTCAGGTGCACATGGCGGCCGTTCAATACGGCATCACCGGATTGGACGGCGATGGTGTTCGCGTTGCTCATGGTGGCCTTGAGCTGATTACCGGTCGTGAGCGCGTAGTCGCCGGGTCCGACGATGCCGGCCTGGAATGCGCCGATGTCGTCGCTGCCGATGTGTGGGGTTCCGGCGAAGCCGGTGATGAGTTCGACTGTCATGTGTTCTCCTGACGTTTATGCGGTGCGTTTCCAGAGGTGGCCTCGGCCGATGGTGTCGGGGAGGCGTGTCCATGTGCCGCCGATTGTGTTGGGGTCGAGGTTGGGGGTGGTTTCGATGATCTCGCCGATGGGGTGGGCGGCCGTGAACATAGTGCGCGTGTTGGTGCGTTGCAGCAGGTTCGTGACCGCCCGTGCGAGGCCGTGGAGGGTGACGTATGTTTCCGCCATGGCCGGGGTCCCTTAGGCGAACAGGGCGTCGATTTCGGCGTCGCTGGCCGGGGTGAGGTCGGTTTTGCGCATGTAGCCGCTCAGGTCGATCATGCCTGTGAGCGCGTCCCATTTCATGACGGTGGTGTCGCCGGTGGTGACGGCCACGGCGACGACGTTGGTGCCGGCGGGCAGGGTCTTGCCTGAGCCGTCGACGAACTGGTCGTCGGTGGTGAACTGGTCGGTGATGTTCCACACGTCGCCCTTGGTGGCGGATGCGGGGACGGGCAGGCTGGCGAATGCCGTGGATCCCTTGGCGCGGAATGCGGAGCCGAGCGAGTTCTGCAGTTCGGTCTTCGCGGCGTTGACCTTGGCGTCCACGTTGGCGGCGGTCTGGTAGCCCTTGCCGGTGACGATGGTGTCGACCTGGGCGGCGTTCTGGTAGCCTTTCGCGGTGATGGCGGTCTCGACGTTGGCTGCGGTCTGGTAGCCGAGATTCTTGACGTCGTTGACGGCGCCGGTGCGCGCTTGGCTGGCGGCGGTGGTCACGTCCGCGGGGGTGGCGAGGCCGAGGCTGGCCGCGGTCTGGTTACCGCTGGCGATCTCCTTGCCGCCGATGGAAGGCTTGCCGGTCAGATCCGCGTATGCGCCGGAGAACGTGGAGTCGCCGGCGTTCTTGATCTTGGTGACGAGTTCGTCGGTGAGGTTGTTGTCGGAGAGCACCTTGTAGGTGTTGGTGCTGCCGGTCTTGAGTTCCTTGGCGACGAACAGGGTCCTGAGTTTCGCGAGGAATGTGGCGAGGTTGTTCAGGTTGATGAATTTCGTGGCCATGATGGTTTCCTTTCGTTGGCTACTTGCTGCTGGGGTTGAACAGGTTGTTGATGTCGTCGTCGGTGGCGGTCTCGATGTTTCCGGCCGCCGCTTCGAGCTCCTTGAGCTTCTCGGGCAGTCGCTTGCCGTCCACGTCCACATCTTTGGCTTTGACCATGGGGAACGTGCCGTTGTTCTTCGGCGCGAGCGTGTCGATCAGTTCGATTGCCATCAGGGTTCTCCTTTACTTCACTTCGACGGTGGTGTTGCCGAGACCCGCGTTCGTGGATTTCCAGACCGCGTAGCTGATGGTCGCGCCGCTCGCGTTCTTGTGGTCGAACGTCTTCAACAACGCGAAGCCGCCTTCGAAGCCTCCGACGAAGAATCGGGGCGTGCCCCATGACGCGGGGAACGCGTAGTAGATGTGCTGCCCGGCCGCCGCGTTCAGGGTGAACGTTTTGCTGTACTGTGTGGCGAGTTCGCCGGTCGCCTGGTTGATGATCTGGTCGGTCACTCCCACCGCGTCGAGGCTGGTGGCGACCCACCAGTGGCGCTTGTCGCGGAAAGCGACGTCGGCGGTGCGGGTGGCGACGGCGTTTCGCGCGTCGGTGGCCTTGAGCGTGTACGTCTTGCTCGCTTTGAGGTTCACGCCGGAGAGTGTCGTGCCCTTGGATGCCGTGTCCTGCGCCTTGTCGTCCAGGGTGAGCGATTTCGGCGTCTTGGACAGGCTCCATGCGACGGTCACGTCCGCGACCGTCGAACCGCGTTCCGCCTGCGATGGGGAAACGGTGAACGAGTTGACGCCCATCGCCTTGTACAGGCTGATGGTGCCGTCCTCGGTGATGTCGAAATCGCCGCCGGGCTTGACGATGCCCGCCTTGTCGGCTGTGGCGATCGAGCCGCCTTCGCCCTTGAGGGCGAACTTGGCGTCGTTGGCCGCGTCCTGCTTTGCTTTGAACCGGGTGAGCCGGTCCAGGTCGATGACCTTGCTGGTGTTAGCCATCGTGTTCCTCCTTATCTGTGGTTGGTGTTGGGAACAGGTTGTCGATGTCCGCGTCGGTGGCGTAGACGATGCTCACGTCGCCGATGATCGCGTCCTCGAGGATGATTACCGGCCCCTCGTCGCACGAGCAGCCGTCCAGTGTGCGGATCATGAGAGCTCCTTTCTGCTGATGGCGCTGGCGACCACCCATTCGCCGTATACGAGGCGCGTCACTTCCCCCTGCGGGCTTTCCAGCAGCAGGTCCCACGCACCCGCACATGGCATAAGCGTCGAGGAGCGTTCGTCTGTGACGCTCACGTCCACATGACCGTGCGAGTCCAGCGTCACGCAGTCGCTCAGATCCGCCAGCACCTTGCCATCCCTGCGCAATTGCAGCCGGGGATTCCAGCCGGTCAGATCCACCGGCACCGCGGCGCGAGAGCCGTCCGCTCGCAGGATGTTGCGCACCCATAGCAGTCGTATCCGGTTGGTCACGCCGGCCACGAGCAGCAGCCTCGCCTCCAGCAGGCCGAGCCTGCCTAATGTCGCCGTCATCTCATTTCGTCCTTTCCCACACATATGCGCCCAGCGAAGGGCGCTGCTCCCAGATGCCGCCGAAGTCACTAGCCGGATTGGCTCCGGTGGTGTTCATCACCACATAGCCAATCGGCATCACGGGTCCACCTCCGGCCGAGGTGGCGTGCGCGGTGATGACGCCATCATCGTTGACGGTGATGGTGCTGCCGTCCGGTTTGACGCCGCCGATTGTGCCGTTGGTGGCGGCTGGAAGCGTGTAGTTCTCCAATCCGTCGAGTTTCTTTTTGTCCGCAGCGCTCATGAGTCCTGATCCGTTGACTGTGGCCTCCGCTGCCGTGAGGTGCACGGCCTGACCATTTCTGCTCGCGGATAAGGGAAGGGCCGCGGTTATAGCCGCCACGTTCGCCGCCGCTATGGCGTTGGCTTCGGTGGCTGTCTGCTGCGCCTTGCCGATCTCGGACGAGAAACCGGATGCGAGCGTGTACGCGTCGGTGGCGGTCTTCTCCACCCCGTCGACGCGGCTCGGAGTCACCACGGCCGAGAACGTGTTGTTCTTCATCGTGATGGTCGTGCCATCCGCGTAATACGTAGCACCGGAACCACCGGATTCCGCCGTGCCGCTGAGGCTTGTGGTGACGCCGTCCGCGGTGCCGCATTCGTAGTCGACGCTCATGATGCCGTTGTTGACCTTGACGATTTTCTTGGAGATCGGCACGGTAATCGTGATGCCGAGCCGGTTGTCTCGGCCGGTGACGGTATCTCCCACATCCATCGAGAGGCTACGGTCGTTGAGAGTGACGCTCACGCCGCCCTGTGTCTGGAGCTCTTCGAGTTTCTCTTTGGTTTTCTCGTTGAGTTCGTCGGCTTGGGCATTGCTGTAGTCGTAGATGGCTGTGTATTCCGCGAGCCCTGTGAGCGTCTTGGATTGGCTGACCTTGCCGTTGGAGTCCGCGTACCAGTGGACGACCACGCGTTCATGCAGATCCCCTTGCCCCAAGCCGATGAGGTGGTTCACCGGCTGCGAGTCGAGCGACGCCTGGAAGACGAGCAGGTCGCTGTCGATGGTGTCGCCGTAATGATCGACTGGTTTGGCGATGGCGTGCACGTGGCCGTCAAGCCATGTGAGTCGGAGTTTCGCGTTGTTTGCCGTGAGCATCTTGGTGACGCCCGTATACGCATCCGTGTATCGGTCGAACTGCCAGCCGCCGATGGTCACGGTGCTTGCATCGGCGGTGAACAAGCTATCGAGGCCGATGCGTTTGAACAACGTGTTGAGGATTGTCGCGGCGTTGCCGCTCACGGTGAGGTAGTCCTTACCCGCATCGGGCTGGAGGATTCGACGTGAGAGCATGCCATGCCAGGTGGGGCCTTCCACGCTGCCGTCCGTGTTACGGACGGTGACCATGCCGCCATACTCGGTGCCGTCCATCATGATGAGAGAGCCGGCCGCCGGTTGTGGCAGACAGGTGAGTTTGAAGTCGTTCTCATCGCTGCCGTAGGCCAGGTCGAGCTCGTAGTCGTCGAGGGATGCGATGGGCTTGCGAGCGCTGTCGGTGATTATGAGGTCAGCCATGCTGGGGCGCTCCTTTCCATGATGATGGTCAGGTCCCAGCCGAATCCGTTCCATTGGACGTTGGTTTCACCGGCTGGTATCGGTTGGAAGATGTAGCGTCCGCCGTCTAGGCCGGTGCCTCGTGTGGCTTTGTCGAAGACGTTGGTAGTGCCGCCGTTGATGTCGGTCATCGTGATGGTTTTGTGGCCGGTTTGGCTGTCGATGGTGACGTATGCGCCGATTGGGATGGTCATGGTCAGTTCGTATCGGTTGCCGCCGATGGTGATTGACGGGTTCGTGCAGGGGCCGAAGATGACCATTTTGAACGGCATTGGGGCGCCGGTGGTGTTGATGGCGTTGGCGCCGCGCGTTGGCGCCTTGTAGTCGTAGGGGTAGTCGTAGGGGTAGTCAAGGTAGAGGCCGGATTGCAGTTCGTCGGGGAGGAAGTGCTGCGTGTCGGCTGGTTTGCGCCATACGCCGTCGAGGAGCGCTACGGTGAGCGCGTATTTCGCTGGGTTCGGAAGGTCTTGTGATGGTTCGATGCCGGTGATGAGTGCGGCCTGGGCCCAGCCGTCCACGGTGATGGTTCCGGCTTTGTTCCGGTTTCCCGTGGAGGCTAGGGCCCGTATGTCGGCGTCGAACAGGTTGCTTGCCGTGTCCAGCATCGTCAGACCCGCGCACTTCGCCTCCAGTTGCACGGTGGAGGCGTTGAGTGCTGCGGAGTCGATGCCGTGCGCGGCGAGTTCCACATCCCATGCGTGGGTGCGCAGGGATTCGATGCGGTTGACCATGATGCCGTCGGGTGCGATGAGGTCGACCACGCGGTGCTGGGTGGTGCCGCAGGTGTAGGTCATGGTTCTCATCGGTTCCCTCCTTGGACTATGCCGAGCTTGCGCTTGCTTTCGCGGATGGTCATGGCCGGCGCGTATTTCGCGATGGTCGGGCCGAGGTCGGCGTGCAGTGACTGCAGGTCGGAGCGCAGGCCGCGTATCTCGGTGATGAGATCCGCGAGGCTGGCGCCGGATCCGGTGGCGAGCGCCGTTGTTCCGATGGCTGCGGCTGTCGTGTCGATCTGGCTGTTCGTGGTCATGGCGCCGCTGATGCCGGCCATCACGCCGCGGATGGATTTGGCTGCTTCTGGGCTTGCCTTGTCCATGCCTTCGACGAGGCCTTCGACGATGGCGCGGCCGCGGTGCGGCGTCCATCCGCTTCCCGAGAAGGGGCCTCGCTTGGCTGGCGAGTGCGGGATGAACGAGCTGATGGTATCCATGACGCCTTTGATGGCGCTGCCGGCTTTGCTGATCATGCCGGTGATGCCGTCGATAAGGCCTTGGACGATGGCCTTGCCTGCGCTGAGAAGCAGAGTGCCTGCTCCGGCGAACACGCCTTTGATGGCGCTGATGACGCCTTGCAGTGCGCTGCCGATGCCGCTTGCCGCGTTGGAGAGGATGCTCTTGAACGCGTTCCATGCGCCTTGCCAGTCGCCGTTGATCAGTGAGGTGACCATGCTGATGACGCCGGAGACTACGCCGACGACGGCCTGGATGACGCCGCTGATTCCACTGATCACGCCTGACACGTATGGGAGCATCGCCTGCACCGCCGGCAGCAGCGAGCCAGTGATGAATCCGATGATCGCGGATACCACGGTTCCCACCACCGAGACGATGCCCTGTATCACCGGCATGAGTTGCTGGAGCAGCGCGACTATGCCTGCCACGGCCTGTTGGATTACCGGGATCAGCTGCTGGATTACCGGGCCGATGGCGGCTGCCATCTGGCCGATGAAGTCCACGATCTGCTGGATGACGGGCATGAGGGCGGCGAGCACCTGTCCGGATATCTGCGTGATCATGCTGATGATCTGCGCGGCCAATGGCAGCAATGCCGCTATGGCGTCCGTCAATGGCGGCAGCAGGCTCGTCACGATCTGGCTGATTGCCGGCATGAGGCCGGTGAGTCCGTTGATGAGCGGCTCGATGATCGTGGGGATCAGCGGCAGCATCGTCTGGATGATGGAGCCAACAACCGGTATCAACTGGCCGATGGCATCGGTGATGACCGGCATGATCTGCTTGAGCATGCCCTGGATGCTTTTCACCAACGCGTCGAACGCAGGCTGTATGCTCGCGATCTCGGCCTTGAACCGGGTGAACAGGGCGGAGGCCTGTTCTCCGAACGCGTCACGCAGTTTCGGCGTGGTGGCGATGAGCGCGCCGATGGCGGCCACGGCGATGCCGATGGGTCCGCCCAATGCGGCCAGCGGTCCGCTCAATCCTCCCAGGACCCCGCCAAGCAGCGGAATCTTGGACAGCAGCGGCGCTATGCCTCCGGCCCCGAGCGCCACGAATGAGGCTATCAGCGGGGCGATGGCGTTCCGCACGGGTTTGAACATGTCACCCAATCCGTTGAACACGCTGCCGATGGCGTTGATCGCGTTCTGGAACGGTTTGGGCAGGAGCGTCACCAGATCGGAGAACAATGCGGGTATCGCCTTCACGACGCCCTTGGCGATCTGGCCCACTCGGGGCAGGATGTTCTTCAGCGCGGCGGCGATGCTTTCGGCGAGCTGCTGGCTCAACGCACCCATGTCCGCGTTGCTGTTGCCGAGGCCGGCGAGCCAGTTCTGCCATGCGGCCTTCATCGAGTCCACGGATCCCTCGATGGTGGTCGCTGCCTCCCTGGCGGTGGTGCCGCTGATGCCCATCTCCTTCTGGACTCGGCTGATGGCCTCGACCACGTCGGAGAATGAATCGATGCTCAGGTCGTTGCCGTCCTTGAGCACGCCGGGCAGCTTGTTCGCATCCGAGATGAGGCGTTCCATCTCGCTCTTGGTGCCGCCGTAGCCGAGCTTGAGATTGTCGAGCATGGCGTAGTTGCCGCGGGCGAGCGACTGGTAGGTCTGCTGGATGCTGCCTATGTCGGTGCCCATCTTGTTGGCGTTGTCCGACATGTCGATGATGGCCTGGTTGCCCATCTCGGCGGCCTTGGCGGTGTCGCCGCCCAGCGAGCTCACGAGGCTTGCCGCAAAGCTCGTGACCTGGTTCATGTAGTCGTTCGCGCCGATGCCCGCGGTCTTGTACGCTTCGGACGCGTACTTCTGCACCGTGCCGCTGGCATCCTTGAACAGGGTGTCCACGCCACCGACCGCCTGCTCCCACGTGGCGTAGGCGGCCAGCGCCTGCTTGCCTGTGGCGAGCACGGTGGCTCCGATGGCGGTGATGCCCGCTCCCACTGCGGCGACCGCTCCGGTGGCGAGGCTCTTGAGGTGCGAGCCGGCGCTGGAGGCGAGGCTCTTGAATGCGTTGCCCGCGCTGGAGGCGAGGTTGCCGAGCGTGCTGCCGATTGCCCCGGCGGCGGTCTGTGCTCCGGCTGGGAGTTTGGACCATACGGCTCCGGCGGCGGTGGCGATGTTGCCGAAGTAGTTCTTGGCTACGTTGGCAACAGGCGCGAGTTTCTGTCCTACTTTTCCGGCGACGTTTCCGATGGCGGAGCCGATCTTGCCTCCGAATGAGCGGATGGGTGCGGTCCAGGTGGTGACCGCGTTTTTGATGACGGAGCCGGTTCTGCTTCCCCAGTCGCGGATTGGTTGTGTCCAGGCGTTGATTGCCGCGCCGATTGGTTTGGCGATGCCTGACACGGTGGCTGCGATGCTGCCGCCCCAGCTTTTGAGGGTTTGCTGGGCGGCGCTGATGGCTCCCTTGAGTCCGGTTTGGATTTTCGCGCCGACCTGCACGGCGAAACCGCTCAATGAGGATACGGCCTTGTTCGCGAATCCGGCTATCTTGGAGCCGAGCGGTTTCCAAATGGCGTCTACGCCGAGCAGGCTACGCACGAGGCTGCCGAGCGCTCCAGAGAGTCCGGTGAAGGTGGTTTGGCCCCGGCTGATGCTCGAGAATCCAGCCGAGAACGAGCTTGCCATCGTCTTCATGGAACCGGATACGGTGTTGGTGCCCTTGGCGAGTTCGTCCTCGGCGGCCTTGAGCGCCTTCTTCGCGTCCGCGAGCCGTTCGGCGGCGTCGTTGGACTTGTCGAGAGCGGTGGCCTGACGCAACTGGGCTTTTTCGAGATTGATGGAGGCGGTCTGCGCCTGAGTCGAATCCGACCCGTATCTGGCGATGGCCGAGTTGAGCCTCTCCTGCGCCTGCTGCACGTTGACCGTGGCCTGACGGTAGTTCAGGAGCGCGGCGCTGGCCTTGGAGGACGCCTGCGCCGCGTCACGCTTCAACGGTTTCAGCACATCGTCGGCGACGCCCCGGGCACTCGAACCGAATGCCTTTTTGAAGCTGCCGCCGAACGATTTGCCGATTTTCGAACCGTTGCCGAACGCCTGGGAGAAACGGTTGGAACCGGACTTGCCGGCCCCCCGCATCTCCTTGTCGACCGCGCTGCGGAAGCCCTTCATCGAGGGGAATATCGACACGTGGCCGGTTCCCACTTCCGATCCGAAAGCCATAAGGCGACTCCCCTCTTAGTTGATGGTTGTTTATCCGAAGAGCTTGCTCATATGCGTTTCGGCCTCGTGGATCTCCTCGGCGGTGGGCTCGTCCGTTTCGGGTTCGCCGTCCACGTCGCCGAGCAGCGTGGAAGCGCCGAGGAACTGCAATACGGTGATGTCGGTGGCGCTCATGGGGAACATGAGGCCGATGAGCGAGGCTCCCGTGTAGGAGGACGGGTCGCCGCACAGCGCCGTGTACAGGTCGATGGCGTCACGGTAGGGGAGACGCCGGCCGAGATCGTGTTCGATGCTCCACCCGAATCGGGCGAAGTCCGCTCGGACCTTTACTCCGTCATCGGAGTTGAGGATTCGGCAGAAGTCGGCGATTTTCCCAGTTCGACGCCCTGTGATTTGGCGAGCGTCTCCCCGTAGTCCTGGATGAGGTTGAACGCGACCTGCATGGGCTCCCTTTCGAGCTGCTTGGCCTGCTCGTCTCCGGCGAACACGGTGAGGATGCGTTTGACCTGGTCGAGGCTGTCGGTGTCGGTGGAAGCGCCGGACAGGGCCTCGAAGTCGGCGATGGAAAGATAGAGAGGCAGCTTGTAGACGGTGCCGCCGGGTGCCAGCGCCCAGTATTCGTTGTCCTTGATGATGTGGCGCACCTTGATCTGCTTGGCGACCTCGGCGAGGGCCTCGGCCTCCCTGGTCTCGTCCCAATCCTCGAATTCAGCGATCGAGGGTGCCGTGTTCTGCTGCTTTGCCATGATGGTTCTCCTGTCATACGTGTTTCTCCCGTCGTTGGTGTTGGGGCTCCCCGCATGCCGACAGGAGAGAGGTCATGCGGGGAGGGAATCGTTGTCAGGCCGCCGCGTAGGACTGCAGGTAGCGGCTGTTGCCGCCGTCTACGGCGGGATCGAGCTGCCATGTGGCGGTCAGCGAGAGGCCGGACACCTCGCCGCGCGTATCCTGCGCCGGCTCGTTGCCGGTGATCTGGATGACGCCGAGACGACGGCGTTTGCGGCCGAACTTGTAGATGGTCTCCTGATAGGCGAACCATTTGGTGTCCTGGATGATGTCCTTGACGTGGTAGACGCCGGTTTCATCGGGCTTTCCGATGGTCATGAGGCGGGTGAGGTCGTTGTCCTCGGCGGCGGTGAACGCGAGCGTCAGCGTCGGGTCGGCGTTGAGCGTGTAGCCCGGCTGATGGAATTCGGTGGCGTCGTCGCCGTCACGCGCATCCTGCGGCGCTCCGTCGCTGGTGATGAGGCCAACTGCGGAGGAGGAGGAGCCGAACACGTCGCCGAGTTCGGTGATCGGGTCCGCCACGCTGGGCGCGATCTGCGAGGCGGTCAGCGTCTTGCCTGGCACATAGGGGGCGACGATGATTTTCGATGTGAGTACGTTCTTGACGGCATTAAGGTCGTTGCCCTGGTTGTCTGCTGTCATTCCATTGTCCTTTCAAAATGAAAAGACCCCGCAACGCATGCAGGGTCTAGGCAAACGGTTAAGGGATTGGTTAGTGTTCGCCGACCGTCGAATATTCGACGATCAGGTAGTAGTGCGCGGTGTCGGAATCGTCGGACACCGGGTATGGGCCGTTGCACGAGGAATCATCCACGGAAACGATTGGCGAGCCCTTGGCGAGGGCGATGGCCGGATGTTCGGTGAGCGTCGCGTAGACGCGACGGGCGAGAGTCTTGCACGGCTTCTCGTCCTGACGGCTCCATCCGTACACGTTCACGCCAATCGAACGGTCGAAATGGCCGAGCCCGTCAGCGTTGCCGCCATCGTCCCGGACGGTGACGAGCGGATACGCGCCCTGATAGTCGGGAGGCTTCTTGCTGCCCACCTGCAAACCATCCACATCGGTGATATGGGCGCGCAGGTAATCACAGAGGAAAGCCTCCATGTCGGGAGGCAGTATCAATGTCATGTCTTCACCGCCTTCAACGCCTTGCGGAGATTGCCGGTCTTGGACTCGACCAGCATGGTCTTCGCGT